AGTTGTATTGAATTTTAGCCTCCTATTGCCCTGAGGTTCCGCTTACACCATCCACGTCGTGCTGCTTCTGAACGATGTAAAACAGTATCTGGATTTACTTCAACAGCGGTCGCAGTTTCTCTGAACCACGCTAAGGAGTTCCGGCCATCGCGCCGCCGATGGCAAAATCGCTGTAGCTGAAGAAGGCGTACGTATGCGCCGGCTTGAACCGGCGGATGATGCATTCAAGGTCGGTTGCGCGGCCGATCTGCACCATCGGATCGACGCCGGCCTGCCCAGAACCGGCGCGAAACCATGTCAACCGCCAATTCTGCACGACCACCGTGAAGGTGAAACGCATCGAGGGCGCCCCGATCTCCCAGCGATACCAATCCTGGACGTAATTTGCCGCGCGCGTGTCGCCGACTTGAGAGATACCGCACATGAAGGGCGAATGCTCGACGACGTCGATCGTGTAGCCCAGATCTGCGGCGAGTTGAATAAACGTTGCCGGGGTAGGATCGTCCTTCATCGTCATGCGCTGCACCAGCGCATTGTGCCGGTCGGCGGTCGTCATCGCCTCTTTGTTGCATAGATCCGGCAGGCCGAAGTTTCGCTCCCAGTCCGGGAGCATCAAGATTGTGCTTCGCGGGTCGAGCTCTGTCTCCAGCAGGTTAGCCGCGGCGCTGTCGACATCGCCCCATGGCTGCATCAGACCGCCGACGACGGTCATCAGCGTCGAGCTTGGATCGCGCGGCCATGCCGGACCCGTCGGTAGTTCGTTGGCAAACGCTTCGGCGTAATCGTCGCCGGTGTGGATCGTGAGTTCGGCCATCAGCGCATCAACCGAGGATGATGTTGCCGAGCGTGGCAATTGAGCCATTACCGGGCATGGCGTGATCGCTCATTCCCAGATCGAAGTATTTGACTCCGGTCGCCTGATAGACCGCGTCATTTATCCACGCCGCATAGATCGTCTGTGCTGGCTGCGAGACACCATTCAGTGAGAACGCCGGGGCGCCGAGCGCCAGCAGCATCGCCGAGACGCTCGCCTCGATGTTCTGCAGTGTCGAGGCGCTCTTATTGTTGAGGCTGGACAGCGTGAAATTGATCGGTTCCGGGACGGGCGCGACGACGAAGGCGTCGATTGCCGTCACAGGGCGCCGCGTGTTGATGTAGGACTGCACTTCGGCGACATCGACCGGGGTGGGGAACCCGCCGTTGGCGGCGCGCAGCGAGTCCATCATGAATCGCACGGTGACCGTGCCAACGCCCATCTCCAAGGGTGAGCACCAGGCGCGCGTGACCCCGGGGACGATCTCCGCCCACTGGACGTAGTCATTGCCGTCTCCGCCCATCGGCGGCTGCTGGATGCGGTTGAGGACGCGCGCGCGCAGCTGCGCGTCGGTCTCTGCGTCGGCCCCGCCGCCGAGCGCAATCACGGTCCCTGTCCCGTCGACGCCGCCGCCTGGCGGGCCAGCCGTCAACGAAACCAGCGCGCCCGCATCAAGATTCGAGATCGCGCCCGCCGCAAGCGACACCACGGCAACCGGCGTGGCCTGCGCACTGACGGTAACGGCCGCGGTCGTTTGCAGTTGCACCGTGCCCGCGCTGGTCGGCGCCGAATAGATCGACCCGGCGGGAAGGATGACGCCGGCAACGCCGGTGACCGATATTGAGCCAGATGCGTAGGACGCAGCCTTGCGTCCGTTGTTCGGCAGCCAGATCGCCGCGAAGCGATTGAGCCACGCATCCTCGGCGGTATCGGGCAGGAATTGCAGCGCCAGCCAATTGAGATAAAGCATTTGCTGGTAGGAAAGCGAGGCGCTGTTGTCTGCCATGACGCGCAGCGGTGAATTCGGCAGCAAGACGCCGCCGGTCGGCAATTGCGAGACGACGTAGTCCCGGCTCTGCTGTCTCCACTGTCTAAGGGCGGGCGTGATCCAAGGCATCCGCTGTCACCCCGCTCCGATGTCGTTCCAGAGATTCTGCCATTGCAAGGCAATGTCGGACTTAGGCCCGCGATGGATCACGATGCTCGCTGCGATCGTGTCGCGGTCTGGATTGGTCACCACGGCCGTGAACGACGTCGCGACTCTCGCCTTGATGAATGGCTGGATGCAGGCATTGATGTAGTGCTGCACCTGCGCGACGGTTGGGCCTTGCTTGGAGCCCGCGCCGGTGATCTTCGATCGCGACAGTAGCCACAACTTCGAACCGATCGGCCAGCCGTTCCAGATTATGTCCGCGTCGAGATCGCCCCACCAGCCTCTGAGGTTGTCGTCGCCGATGTTCGGCAGCGTGTCGGTCGCGGCGGCCAGCCCATCGGTCCCGAGCGCGACAATGATGGCGGTCGCAAGCTGCTCGGTCTCGTCCAATTGTCCGAGCGGCGTCAGCAACCAATCAAGCAGCACGGGCCCAGCGAACTGCGAGTATTGGACGATGCGGATGTCGGTCATGTCAGTCGCAAAACGTCTTGGTCGCGCCACCGATGATCGTCGCGCCGCACGCCGTCGTGCTGCTAGTGCGGGCAGTCAGGTGTCCCTCCGTGATCCACTGTGGCGAGCCGGACGTGATTGGGTTGGGGCCGTGGATTGGGCAGTTGTAGATGTCGGCTACGCGCGCTACCATCTGCCCCTCGCACTTCGTCTTCGATGCCGCGGTGATAATCGCGCCGCCGTGCGTCCCCGTGTCGCCAAGCCTCGCCACAGGAAATCCCATCGTCGCCGAGCCTCAGCTATTGATGTCGACGTTGCCGTTGATCTTGATGTTCGGCGCAGTGAGCGTCGTAGTGCCGGACGCGGTCATCGTCAGCGCACCGCCGGTTGCATTGAGCGTAATCTGGGGAGCATTGATTGTGAGTCCCTTTGCGTTGAGGACGAACGTTGCGACGGTGGGGCGTCCCTTCTGCTGTACCTGAGCGTATTTCTGATCCTGCGGGAGGGCATCGCTCTCCATGATCTGGAGGGTGATGTTCTTGCTGTTTGGCGCCGATGCGACGATCCCTGTCCGCGACATATGGATCTGATGGCCAAGATCGTCATGCAGCGCTACTTCGCCGTTAGCTAGCTTATAGAGCCGATAACGACGATCGCCGTTGACGACCGTGACGCCGTGCGATCGATCCCCGGTGGGATAGACGACGATCCCCTCCGCGCCCTTGCCGTTCGACGGCGGCTGCACGCGCGAGGTGAAGCCGTAGGGATGAGCGTGCTCGATTGTGTCAGCCTGTTCGTTCTGGTGGCCCTTATGAGTAACCTCCTGCCACAACTTCGTGTCGTCGGTCGCTGTGATGAACGCGCGCCCTATCCCGTTTGCGGTTCGGTCCAGGCCCGTCTGCGGTTTTCCGATCTGCGGCATTCCGTGTCCTCTCGACCGGTTAAAATTCGCCAGGACTGGCTGCCGGATCAGGCGCATCGGGAGCATCCGGCGTCGCCGGTGTAGGCGTTCCGCCCGGCATCGTTTCATCAGTTCCGGCGGGCGCGTCGCCGCCAAGCCCGAAGATGTTGCAGAGCACGATCTCTGTCTCCGTGCCCGTCGCATCATTTTGCTTGTGCGTGACGCCGCGGATATAGAGTGACATTGTTTTGTCATTCGGAAACAGCAACGGCGAATTGACCGTGACCTGTTGCCCGATCATTGCAATCCAGAGATTGCCGCCGTCAGCGAACCATCCCCGCACGACCACCGTTACTTCGACCGACCGCGCGGCATCTTCGCCGATCACACGTTGGCAATACATCGCCGCGTCGGTCGAGTCGCCCGGCATCGGCATTGTCGTATTCTTGTAAGTACCAGGCTCGCCGCTATATCCCCCCGTCGCCGAGACCGCGCTGGCCTGCCGGCCCCAGCGCTGATCGGTCGAAAAATTCTGGCCCTGGACATCGTATTGTTCTAGCGCATCGCGAGTGCTTAACACCGCGATTGCGGACTTGATGTTGCCGCCCTCGGTCAGCTGCGCGCCGGAACCTCCCGACCCCGATGCTCGCATGCCGACGATATTGCCGTTGGCGTCGTCGGTCAGATAGATGTTGCGCATGGCCGCCAGGCGGCCGATCGCCACGTGCATGCTTTCGCCGACGTTGAGCGAAACGCGTTCGAAGACTTTTTCCGCGTTGGCCGGCGCGCCGCCCGCACCGTAGCTGAAGGACACGCCGACCGGCGCCGCGATTGTGTTGACCAGCGACGAGAGGGTGTAGCCCTTGAACTGGCCCGGACTGGTGCG